ATCGGAAGGCATAATAAAGGACATGTCTTCACCACCAGAGTAGAACACATTCATATAGATCGGTGTGTGAACTCCAGAAGCTTCGATTGAGACCACGGGACTAGAAACGGAAACAAGAAGAACGCCGTTTGTATTATCCGAAGTGATAGTGTCATTTCCAACAAATTCACAATCAGAGTAAGGTTTAGGTTGAAGGTACGGAATAGATATCTCATAGATAGTGTTGCCTTCAACTAGGACGTCTTCAGAAATGTAATCACCTTCAGAATCAGAGACTGCTATTGGGGCATCACCATACGACGGGAGCCACGCAAAACGAACGCGTGCAACAGCAAATCGGGCAGTCACAAAATAAAAGCGATATTTCATTGAACCTCGCCAGTGTTGAAACATAGACTGGACGAGAGTAAGATGAGAGGGACTATGAGAACCCGAAAAGAGAACAGGACAATACCAAGGACACACTGGAAGTTTCATAATAATCGTTCCAGCAGCGGTAATTGTAGTGAAAATCACGGTTTTCATATAGCTTGAGTGCGTAATACGTTCTATAACACTCAATTCATCAGTTGATTGTCGAGTAAAGGAATCACCTTTTGTAGCACGATTAGTGGGATAAATAGACAAAATATCACCATTATCTAAACCGGCACCATAATTAATTGAGGACATATAGGTACCGACAGTACGATTAGAGATCTGGGTGGACGTGGGCTTGTCCCAACCCATGTACTTCGTAAAACGTGCAAGGGCATGGAGTGCAGGTGCAGCAGCAGTAGCAACAAGACCGACAGCAGGTATGTATCTTGCACCATCCGCAATCAGAGCAGCAATGCGAATAGTATTTGAAACAACACCACCATTAACGATCTTATCAGCCTCATCACTACTCTTCGATTTTGAGCGAGAATCTGCAAGTTTCTCCATTTGAGTGTGCATTCTAAGCCTTAAATAATTGGATAGGCCTTCCTCTTCAATAATATGTTTCATTATAGCGGTTTCACATTCGAAAGCGATATCATGAATGCTTTCTTCCACAATTATTGGAGGAGCCATTTGGCAATGCATCGGTTCAGGGATTTCGAAGAGCGGAGCAATGTTAACGTCGTACTCCTCTTCGTATGGGCCAACATCTTCAGTCTCACCATCCCATGACCAGTTGGACCACCGATCATCTTCATACTCATAACTATCTTCTTCACCTTTAGATTTATTGAACAGTTGAGTTATCTCATTGGCATCTGCTTCGGGGTAATAATTCCAGTATTCTTGAATCGTTTCCGCAGTTGCTTCAGTGTGATCATTCCAAAATTTAGCACAATAATTTGTCACGGGATCGTGATCCGGCTTTTCCATTTGAGAGTGCATCTTAACTGGCTTAAGAGGAGTAGACCAATCGTTTTCCATCTTCTTATGTGTACCAACTTCAATCTGTTTATCAATATGATCTTCCCAAATTAACATTCTAGGATGGGCATCTTTGTTAAAAAGGGTTGCATCATCGGGATGTACTAGGTCGTACCAGTTAGTTCTATCACTTATAGACATACCACTAATAAAAGGGTATCTAAATTCAGGATACCAACCGTGATCACAATATGAAAAAGTGTGTCTATTTTGACCATCAGGAATAGGATCCCACTTGTCTAACTCATGCCAATTGCGCATTTGATCACAATGCATTCTGCGTTCAGCATCACTTTCAACAGGACGAGGAGGGTCCATCTGAGCATGCATGAGTATTCTTTCTATTGAACCTTCAAGTGGGTCTTTATCAGCATGGGGTCTATCTGATAGACGTCCAGCGAAGAAATCATCATACCATTGAGTATAATTTGGAGTTATTGGGAACAAATGGGCAGCGACCATTGCGCGATTGAGAGTTTGTGCATAATTGTCTGCAACAGCGCGACCATGTGCATAACAGTAAGAGAGGGCAACCTTACAGTTAAGTTCACAAGCTTTCTTAGGATTGAAATTGACTTTAGTCTTGCGAACCCATTTAACCATTTCCTCAATAACAGAGAATTCGAGAGGAGCAAATACATCACTACCAACTTCACGGAAGCGTCGCTTCAAGAAAGTTATTTCCTCTTTCGGTATATACGGAGGTGCATCAGCACGTTTGAGAGCATCAGTATAACTCATTGAAATTTTCGCGAATTCTTCTTGTACAGTATGGAGGTTAAACCAGGGAATAGAACGATTCACCATGGAAAAGTTGTCATCTCCAAATGCTTTCAACCGAACGAGTTTGTCGAACGCACTAATGGCAGGGGTAACACCAGTAGCACGTTTTCCACATTTAACAAAAATGTACCGCATAAGTATCATATTTGCAAGAGTATTCAGAATCGCAGTTAGAGGGGTACCACTAGGATTTCCGTTGAGAAGAGCGTAGATAACATCGATCACTAGATGCTTATGATGAACAAGATCTTCATACAATTTCTCTCTAGCTTTTTGTTCAGCTTCAGTAGCTCCTCCACGAGCATACCAGGGATTGATTACTTCCAATAAAATATAGTACAGAAGAATGGCTCTGAGACGAGCATCGTACTCGGAATGATCACCAGCAAAGCAATTGGGATCTATTCCTACACTTTTAGCGTGCTCCCACATCATCTTCCATTCTTGAGAGTCAGGATTTATTCCTAAGCACGACTCTGCCGTAACGTGATTACGCATAAAGTTCTCAGCAAATGCCTGGAAATACATGCGCATCACCACAGTATAATCAGCGGGAGGGCAATTAAAGTTTCGAGTTTTTCCAGCTTCTGCTTTTGCTAGTTTTACTCTTTCGTCTTTAAGATTGTCTACGAATATAGTCTCTAAATATGCATCATCTTGGCCATTTACATAAGCAATTCTTTGTTTTATACGCTCTTTAAAACGGCCAACAGGTTGTCGTTTACCACGGCTATCAGTAACCACGTGTGCAATCTTCTTGGAGCGTTGTGACATCATATGCACATTTTCAACCGGAATTGGTTCGGCATAGTAAGGGAAACCCATTGAGGTATTTAAGTCCATAGCACCAGTGAAGGTGAAGGTCTCGACACCATTAATGGATTCTTCAACAGTGAGAACACGAGCAGCAACATCATTAGGAATCAGGTTACCAACGTGTCTAGCACAGTCACGTAACAAATCCCAATCCCATTCATCTTTAGAACGATCTACATGTTGCTTATTAAGAGCATTTTGCAATGGGTAAATATTGCGAACTTTATCAGGAGCTAAGCGCGCAGGTCGCGTAATATAAGGACCAAGGAAGGGAGCAACTTCACTTGGCTGGATTTGGGATTTGTGTGGCATTCTATGCATCATATCTGGTTGAACTCTTCCAATCACGTGCATGTCAGGGGGGAAAACAAGATCGTCACGAGGCTCGATAGAAGGGTCTATATAAGCACTACGAAGGGCATTTTTACTTTCAAAGAAAAGCTCATTTCCAACACGACTCTGACTTGTCATACCACGAGTTCTATCTTCAGATTGCTTGATAGCAGGAGTATTGTCAATTTGATGAAGTGCGAGTGCAGCTAACATCTCTTGAGTGACAATTGCACAGCCAGAACGGCCGGCAGTCCCACCTCCAGCAACATGGATACCAATCAAATGACGTTGGAATCTAGTATTAAAGCATATATAAGGATTTCCACAATCTCCATCTTGCGTTCGGAGTTTCATGGTAAGTCCTTTAGCGACAATAATATCTTGCTGTGTGGTGGAGTGACTATATTCCATACCAGTTTCTAGTTTTGCTTCTTGTCCAACAAGGAAAGCAAGAACATAGTCAGATTCACGACTAATCATACCTACATAGTCGGAAAAATCACCTGTTAAATCAGCATCTTTAATGAAGTGTTTACGAATGTCACGGATTCCAGGATAGGGCGTCTTGAAAACTACAACAACAACATCAGTATCTTTAAGTGCAGAAACCTTCAATATATTCTTAGTAACATCTTCTTCTTCGTGTGTTCCAAAGCAATCACGGTGTATTAAACTCTTATATTCGACACCCGGATACATAGCATCGGCGGCATCATAAATATGTTTGGCAGTCATAAACATCGTATTCGAAACAAACATACCTCGAATGCCTAATTTCTTCTCATTAGCAAACTGGAGTGTAAAATGTGCCATGTTAGGAGCATAGGTTCTGTACATCTTAACGCGTTCAGGGTCACTACCACCTTGTGCATAATATTGCTTAGCACCAGGTGTGTTCTGAGTTGGAGCATTAAGAGTTTCAACCTGACGATAAGGTGTAACAATACGAGGAGCAACATATGCATCAGAACTGGATTTTGAATGCTCACTCTGCGTGTG